ACTCCTGCTTATGCTAACCTGAAGGGCTTTTATAATAAGGATGGGGTATCAGATGTAGTAGGTTCTTTGTTATTCCTGCTTCAAGAGAGATATGTAGCCAAGTATGAGACTGGTGATCCAAGAACCATCATCAAGGTAGTATCTAATATGCCTATTACTCCTTCAGAAGCTATCATTCAAGGAAGCATAAGCCAATTCCCTGTGACAGATTTGGAAGCAAGGCTGCTTGAGATTAGATCAAATCCTAACTTCTATGATAATACTCTTGTAGGACAGTTTGCTATTACAGATGGTAAAGTGGAGTTTGTTCCTACTTCTGATAGCCCTATCAGGTTTTTCCAGCAGAGAGATAATAAGAATATGCCTGGTGCTGTGGAAATCTTTGAAGCTCCGCAGACTGACTCTGAAGGAAATGTATATGAGAATAGGTATATTGCAGGTGCTGACCCTTATGACAATGATGAATCAACAACTACATCATTAGGTTCTATCTTAGTGTTAGACCTTTGGACAGATAGAATTGTAGCAGAATACACAGGAAGACCTCCTATGGCAGATGACTACTTTGAGATATGCAGGAGAATGTGTCTGTATTACAATGCAAGGTTGAACTATGAGAATAATAAGAAAGGACTCTTTGCACACTTCTCAAGGATGAATTCAACTTATCTGCTTACTGATGTGTTGGAGATACTCATTGATAAGCAGATGATGAAACCAGGTAACTATGGCAACACTACTAAGGGTACTAATGCCTCACAAGCTATCAATGGTTGGGCAAGGCAATTGATTAACAAATGGCTTCTTACTCCACAGACTGCTATGGTGAAAGAGAATGGAGAGGAGAAAGAGATTACTCTGCATAATCTCAACTTCATTAATAACATGGCTCTTCTGATAGAGCTCTCAGAGTGGAATCCTTTTGGTAACTTTGACCGAGTATCAGCTTTAGGAATGCTGATGCTTTTGAGAGAAGATAAACTCAGGCTAATGGGTGGGGATTATAAGAGGTATGAAGAAGATGCCTATGACCCTGATGACCCTGCCAATGATGATTTCTTTAGGGATAATTATCCTGAAGAAGAGGAGGATTTATTGTAACATAACAACATGCCTAACACAAATGCTAATAAAAAAGTAACTGGTTTGTGGAGTAGGTAAGAAGGAAGTAATTTTGCAGAAAATACTTTAAGATATGGGTTTAGAGATTTTCAACGGGTTTCCCCAGCAACGCCTATCAGATAAGCAGAAAGGCAAGCAGTGGCGTAGAAAATGTGTAGACTTTGCAGATAGTAGAGGTTCTACATTGAATTCTTCCCCTGTCAGGAAATCCTTTCTTCATAAGAAGATAAACTATGACCTTTGGAATATGAAGCTGCATACTGATGATATTCAGTATGTACTCAATCCTAATAAGCTGAAGGCAAACTTTATTCCTGATAACCTTCAGCATTATCCCACCATTAATCCTAAGCTGAATGTGCTGAGAGGTGAAGCTCTGGCAAGAGTCTTTGATTGGCATGTAGTGATTACTAATCCCAATGCTATTAGTGAGATTGAGAATGCCAAGAGAGATGCAGTGTATCAGAGTTTGCAATCTCTTATTCAGAGCCAGTCAATCTCTGAGGAGGATTATCAGAAGAGGCTTACTGAGCAGAATGACTTCTTCCAATATCAATACCAGGATATGAGAGAAGTCAGAGCTAATGAGCTTCTGAAGCACTATAGCAAGGAGTATGATTTCAGAGAGCTGTTTGATAATCAGGGTATCATGGATGCCATGATTGTGAAAGAGGAAATCTATCTGAATGATATCATTGGTGGAGAGCCTTATGTAGAGAGAGTAGACCCCATGAAGCTCAGGGTATTCAGGTCAGGTAATTCCAATAGGATTGAAGATGCTGACATGATTGTCTATGAGGATTATAAGAGCATTGGATGGGTGAGAGATACCTACTATGATGTGCTTACTGCGAAGGATCATGCATACCTTGACAAGGTGGAGACAGGTGGAGTAGATGGAGATACTGATATTTGGGATGATAGAAATGCCTATATGACGGATACTCATCTTGGAGATACAATGGTCAGCAATCCCCACTTCTTCTCTTCTCTGTTGAATAATGTGGATTACACTACTACAATGCTTCCTTATGATGGAGAAGGTAATGTGAGAGTGCTCAGAGTCTATTGGAAGTCAGCAAGAAAGATTAAGAAAATCAAGTACTATGACTATGAGACTGGAGAAGAGGAATACAAATTCATGCCTCAGACTTATATAGCTGATAAAACCAGGGGAGAGGAAGAAGAAATCTTCTGGGTAAATGAAGCATGGGAAGGCACTAAGATTGGTACTGAAATCTATGTGAATATCAGACCTAGACCAGTGCAGTATTTCTCTATGAGTAATCCTTCAAGGTGCCACTTTGGTATTATAGGACAGTTGTATAATATCGGTAGCACTAACTCACCCTCATTGGTTGACACTCTGAAGCCCTATGCTTACCTCTATGATGCTACTTTTGATAAGCTTTACAAGTTGATTGAGTCAAATCTTGGTAAGCTTACAGTGCTTGATTTGTCATTCAAGCCTGACTCATGGACTACTGAGAAGTGGATGTACTTTGCTAAGGTGAATCACCTTGCTGTGAAGAATAGCTTCAATGAGGGAAAGAAGGGTGCTGCTACAGGTAAGCTTGCAGGAGCTTTGAATAATAACTCCACAGGTGTTGTTGATGCCAGTGTTACTCAGGAGATTCAATACAATATCCAGCTTCTTGATTGGCTTGAGACTACTATGGGTAAAGCCTGTGGTATTTCACCTCAGAGAGAAGGACAAATTAGTAATAGGGAAACTGTAGGTGGTGTGGAAAGAGCAACACTACAGTCAAGCCATATTACTGAATGGCTCTTTGCTCAGCATGACAGCCTGAAGAAGAGAGAACTTGAATGCTTCCTTGAGACAGCTAAGATTGCTTTAAAAGGAAGGAAGAAGAAGTTTGAGTATCTCACCTCTGATGGCTCCAGAAGGATTATGGAGATTGATGGTGATGAGTTTGCTGAATGTGACTATGGTCTTGTTGTGGATAATGCACAGGGTACACAGGCACTTGCTCAGAAACTTGAGACTCTTGCTCAGGCAGGTCTGCAGAATCAGATGATTAACTTCTCTACTATGATGAAGCTGTACTCTACAGAGTCTATTGCTGAGAAGATTAGGATGATTGAGAACTCTGAGAGAAGAATGCAAGAGCAGCAGGAGGAAATTCGTCAGCAGCAAATGCAGATGCAGCAACAGCAGATTCAGGCAGAAGCAGAGCAGAAGCAGCTTGAGATGGAGCAGAGAGATATTCAGAATCAGAGAGACAATGATACTAGGATTCTCGTTGCTAAGATTCAAGCACAGGCTAACATTGATTCCAGTGTTGCAAGAGCTTCAGGATTCACAGAGACACCTATTCAGCCTCTTACAGATAAAGAGAGGGCTGACTTGCTACAGAGAACAAGAGAGTTTGATGAGAAGAATAAGCTTGAGCATGAGAAGCTTCAACTTGAGAGGGAGAAAATCAAGTCACAAGAAAGGATTGCCAAGCATAGAGATGCAACTTCGGTAAAAAAGGGTAGTTAATCGTTGTTAATAGCCTGATTATTTCAAACGCTTGGATTTAATCAGGCTATTTTCTTCGTACCTTTGTAGGTGAAATACTGCCCTATGGTGTAATGATAGCACAGGGGATTCTAGGCCCCCTAGTCTGGGTTTGAGTCCCAGTGGGGTTGCTAAGAAGAAATGTCGTTATAGATTGTGTTTTATTTGGTTAGTGAATGATTCTTTAGTTTTTGATGTAGATTTTTTAAGATTTGGTTTATTCATTTTAAGATGTGTTCGCAACTTTCAAAATTTTAAAATGTATGTTTTAGCGAAGTCCAATAGTCTGTGAAGATTGTTGGACTTTTTTGTGTCAAAATTATTGTTGTTGCTAATACCAATATTAACGATTTATTTACTCTGTTGTTAAGCAGGAGTATTATCCATACTTTTGCATCAGAATTTCACGATAAATTGGAGATTAAATATGGAAGGAATTGGTTTAGACAACATGCTTGGTGCTGCAGAGGTGGAGAGACTCTTCAGTGGTGAGCAAGAAACAAAAGAGGAAGCTGCAGAAGAAGTGCAGGAACCTGAAGTAAAAGAACAAGAAGAAACTGCTGAGGTTGATTTTTCAGACTTACTTGGTAATCAATCAGAGAGCGTAGGCAGTGAAAGAGACACAGAGGGAGATGGGGAGGCACCTGAATCAAAGAATGACACTGGTGCTCCAAATCAAAATCTCTTCTCTTCCATTGCCAAGGCATTAAGAGATGAAGGTGTTTTCCCTGACCTTTCTGATGATACTCTGAAAGATATAAAGGATGCAGAGGCATTCAGAAAAATGTTTGATGACCATGTGGCAAATTCCCTTAGTGAGAGGCAGAAAAGAATTGATGCAGCTTTGAATGGGGGAGCAGACACAGAGGAAATCAGAAATTACAACAATGACCTCTCTATCAATGAGTTCCTTAATGCAAAGGATACCCTTGACAGACTTGAGAGTGAGAGTGAAGATGGCGAGAACCTGAGAAAGCAGGTGATGTATCAGGACTACATTAATAGGGGCTTTAGTGAAGAAAGAGCTAAGAAGCTTGTGATGAAGAGTATTGATGATGGTACTGATATTGATGATGCTAAAGAGGCTTTGAATTCTTGCAGGGACTACTATGGAAAACGTGTAGAAAACTATCAGCAGGAACTTGAGAATAGAAAGAAGACTCTGAAAGCTCAGGAAGAGCAGCAGTACAGCAATCTGAAGAAGCAGATTATTGACACTGAAGACTTCTTTGGTGGAGTGAAGGTGGAAAAGAGTATTCGTCAGAAAGCCTATGATGCCCTTACCAAGCCAGTGTACAAAGATGAAGATGGAAACTTCCTGACTGCTATGCAGAAATATCAGAGGGAGAATCCTATGGACTTTATGAAGAATGTGGCACTGATGTATTCACTCACAGATGGCTTTAAGAATGTTGAGAAACTTACTAAGAGTAAGGTGAAAGCAGGTATCAAGAAAGGCTTTGCAGAGCTTGAGAGTGTTCTCAATAATACTCGCAGGAATTCAGATGGTACTTTGAACTTTGCTAATGGAGAGTTCTCAGAGGAAGATAGAGCAGGTTGGGAATTGGCAATTTGAAATTGAATATAACAGGGAAAATAGATTTTTTAATGCTTAAATTTTAAAAGAAATGGCAGGACAATTAGGTAAATTTACGATGCAGCACTTTAAGGCTTGGGCTCCGAATGTAACCAAGAAGACCCATATCACCTCCATCTTCGGTAACAAGGTACAGAAGGTACCTGGTGTGATGGTGCAGCTGATGGCCTTTAAGTATGGTAAGACTCTTGACACTATGCTCAGCAAGCTTCCTGTGAAGGAGTTTGAGAATGGTGAAGACTACATGTGGGATGTGATTGGCTCTACTGAGAGAATCATTCCTCTTGTTGAAGCCCGTGATGAGAATGGTGTTGTTGTAACTGCATCAAGTGGTAATGTAGGTGCTGGCACTCAGCCCTTCTACCTTGTTTTTGCTGAGCACTGGTTCTTCGATGGTGAGACTATTGAGGGTGCTCTTGGTAACCGTTATCCTTTGCGCATTCTTGGTGATGCCCGTGAGGAAGGCACCAATTATGTTTATAAGGTAGAGACGATGGCAGGTATTACTGATGGTGTACCCGCAGAGCGTCTGCTTGCTGGAGAGCCTTTCTCCTATGGTGCAGCCTTTGTTGAGGGTGGTCTCTCTCGTAAGGTTGGTGGTATTCGTCATGCAGTACCTGTGAGCATGAGAAATGAGTGGTCTCATATTCGTATTCATCACAAGGTTTCTGGTGACATGATGGATGACAAGCTTGCTATTGCTATCCCGATGAATGAGCCCACCAACAATGGCTACAAGCTTCGCATGGTGAACACCTGGATGCTGAATGTAGACTTTGAGGTTGAGAAGACCTTCCGTGATTACAAGAACTATGCACATGCATGGGGTCGCAGTAACCGCAACAAGAATGGTGAATATACCAACTTTGGTAAGAGTGGTGATGTCATCAGAACTGGTGCTGGTCTGTATGAGCAGATTGAGATGGGTAATGTCATCTACTACAATGACTTCTCTCTGAAGCTTATTGAGGATGCTCTGTATGACCTCTTTGCAGGTAAGGAAGACTTCAAGGACAGAAAGGTTACTATCCGCACTGGTGAGAAGGGTGGTATGCTGTTCCAGAAGGCTGCTCTGAAGGATGGTAGTGGTTGGAAGTCGATGTTTGATTTCAATGGTGACAACCTTGGTCTGATTACTAAGACTACGAATGCTGCAGCTCCTCATGGTGGTGCTCTGAGAGTAGCTGTTCCTCAGATTACGGAGTTTGTTGCTCCTATGGGTGTTGCTATTACTCTTGACATTGACCAGAGCTATGACAACATCAATAAGAGTGGCTACAAGATTATGCACCCGCTGGGTGGCCCTGCAAGCTCTTACATCTTTGATATTCTTGACCTTGGTTCAAGTGTTAACCCGAATATCCAGAAGTGTAAGATTAAGGGACATCCTGAGGAGTCGCGTGGCTATGAGGCAGGCTTCAGAAATCCGTTCACTGGTGCTTGGGACAATGACCACATGAGCAATGATGAGGATGCAGCTGTTATCCACAAGTTTGCTGACAGTGGTATCGTGGTTTGGGATCCTACCCGTACTATGAGAATCATGCCTGACATCATTGAGGGTTAAACTAAATACTAAATAGCAGTGGGGAAGTTAATTCTTCCCCCTGCTAGTTTAGTTTAAAATTGAAAAGTTTAGAGTTTAGAGATAAAATTTGGAGTTAAAATGGGAAAGAAGAGAATTGTTAATGATGCCCCTGAGATGGGGAATTTTGAGATGGGAGAAGTAAATCTTGATGATATTCAGCAGGAGACTCTTGTGGAAGTGCCACAGAGAGAACCCATCTATGAAGAAAGCCCTTCCGAGAGGGGTATGCGGGAAATGAGGACAAGTGGTATTAAGAACTGCCTTAGGAATGAGAAAGTCATTGTAAGACGTTTGCCTAAGAGAACTGGATTGGTAAGTGACCCCAATCATGTAATGGGAGATGGAATGCATGACAATGCCTATAGAATGTTCAGTGTACCCAAGCTTCAGAGAAGTAATAACTTTGTGAATGTGCTTACCAATGAAGAGAAAGATTGCCTTGAGGCAGCTATGGGACTAGAGCCTAATTCTCTCTCCATTTACCGACAGCCAGCAGAGAAGAATTTCTGGAGTAATGCCAATCCTGCAGGACTTAGCTTTGTAAGGCTTACCAAGAAGGACAATGTATTTGACCTTTCAAAGCCTACAGACTATATCTCGGTAAAAATCCTGCTTGCCAATAAGGATAAGATTTGTCCTTCAATGGCAGACTATCAGGAGAGACCAAAGGAAACCTATGAGTATGTACTACTCAGGGAAGGTGATGAAAATAAGAATGCCCAGAGCAATACTGATGCTACTATCAAGGCATTTATGAAGCTTGGTAAGATTAGTGATGACAGAGAGGTTCTCAAGCTTGTTGTAGAAACTATGATGGGTAAGAAATATTCTGAGAACACTACTTCTGAATGGCTTCAGACTCAGGCTTCAGACCTTATTAAGAGTGGTGCCAAGAATGCCAAGCTGTTCCTCAACATTGTGGAAGATGAGCTTTTGGATATGAAGGTACTTATCAGAAAGGCAGTAGCAAAGGGAATTATTGCAGACAGAGGTGGCTATTTATATATCAAGGACAGTAATACTCCTATGTGTGGAGATGGTGAAGAGCCTACAACACAGAATGCAGCAAAATGGCTTGCTAAGCCTCGCAATCAGGAGATTCTGTTCAGCCTACAGGCAAAAGTAAAAGAATAAAAAGGAAAGAGATATGACAGTACAGGAATTTTCTGAAAGATTTGATATACTGTATAATAACATTACAAGTAATCAAGCACCTGGATTGAATGAGTATGAGAAGAGTGTTCTTCTCACTCAGGCACAATCTCAGCTTGTGAAGGAATATTTTAATGTCAGGGTAGATCAAGTTGGAGGAGGATTTGATGGTAGTCAGAAAAGGCAATATGATTTTTCTAGTATTATTTGTATTGCCAATCTGAGGGAAGAAGAATATTATCCTACAGAGCTGAAGATTGACAGCCGTAGTAGAGTGTTCTACTTCCCTACAGACTATTTCCTTTCTGTCAATGAGGTGGTTTCAGATGGTCATTGGCAGTATAGTGTGCTGCCAATTGACTATCCTGAATATCAGAGGCTGATGATGAAGCCTTACAACTATCCAGTAAAAAGAGGTAGTTGGAGGCTGCTTACTGGAAAGAAAGATGTTGCAGACAAAGTTGAATTTGGTAATGATGAATTTAACTTCATTCCATATAGTTCAGCTCCTATTGGAATCAACTATCTCAATATTCTCATCAACTATAACTATGACCCATTACTAATAGTTGCTTCTACACCTACTTATAATAATGGAGAACTGCAATTTAGATATAGTGATAAGTCCTACAAGCTGAGAATTATTGGAGCTATTTCTAATGACACACTGAATATCAACATCGTTGTTATCAGCAATAACAATGCAAGCAATCCTATTAACCTCTCAGGAGCTATAGAACAAGGTGTTACAGAAACCTTCAGCTATATTACACCTGATGAAAGGAATTGGGAAGCTGTTCACTATCTCTTTAGAAGTACCATTGAAGGCAAGACAACTTTGTTGGTTCCTAGTTACTATCATGGAAACTTCACAGTGGATATGAATGACTTAAGAAGATACAACTCTTCTACTCATAGTGTTGCTGAGCTGATAGGAAGATTCACTAAGAATGCTCCATTGAAATATCAGTTGAGATATGTGAAGACTCTTACTCCTATTATCCTTGAAGACTTGAGCTCTCTCAATGATACCGAGAAGATTACTATTGATGGAGAATGGCAAAAGACACAATGCCAGCTTCCTAAGGAATGTCATCAGGAGATATTGGAGAGAGCAGTGGCACTTGCTAAAGCTGCTTGGCAGTCATAATTAATAACAAATAATAAAATTGAAATATGAGCAATCAAGAATTTAGTGACCTCTTTGATACTATGCTGAACAGCTATGCTAATCAGGCACAGTTTGGAGAACAAGCAAGTAAGACAGAGATTGCCTTGGATGAGTACGAGAAGAGTGTGTTCCTTACTCATGCTCAGGATATGGTGGTGAAAAGCTTCTTTGATAGAAAGAAGAATGCCACTGGTGATGGCTTTGATGATAACACAGAGCGTCAGATTGACTTCAGCTCATTGATTAAGACTGCTGATGCTCAGAGGGCAGAAGACCAAAGTAATACCTTTGATGACAGAGGAATCATCTATACAATGCCTATGGACATTCTTTTCATTCTCAATGAGAAGCTTGTATGTACCACAGGTAATTTCAATCGAAACTATGTGATTGTTCCTCTGAACTATAAGGAATATGACAGGGAGATGAGTAAGCCTTACAGTCAGCCTTTGAAGAGGCAGGCATGGAGACTTTTTCAGAATAAGACTTGTGGATTTGACTTGCAGAGTGAGTTGATTCCTCGCTGGAATCTTACTGAGAAAGAAACCATTAGTGCTTATAAGATTAGGTATGTGAGAAGACCTACTCCCATTATTCTTGTAGACCTTCCCAATGGTATGGAGATTGATGGCTGTAGTGATGAGATGGAATGTGAGTTGAACCCCATTCTGCATCCTGAGATTATTCAGAGGGCTGTGGAGCTTGCTTATGCAAGCAGAGGTAGAGTATCTAGAGACGCAGATAATCAATAATGAGTAGCTATGACGTTAGGAGAATTTTCAAATCAGTTTGATGTACTGGTAAGCAGCTACAGGAGATTCAAGGATTTTGACAATAGAGAATTCCTTGATAGCATAGAGTTTGACGAGTATGAGAAATCACTCTTCCTTACTAAAGCTCAGGAAGAACTTGTCAACAGTCTATACTCTGGTAAGAATGCTTATGAAGATTCCTTTGAGCGTACAGAAGAACTTAGAAGACTGCTTTCAAACCTTGTGGTAGAAGAGAATCTTTCTCCTATCAGTAGTCTTTCCAGTACTCCGCTGGGGATGAATAGCAGCTCAAAGTTCTTCACTCTACCTGATGATCTCTGGTACATCACCTATGAGGCAGTAAGAGTAGATAGGGAAGATGGCTGTGAAGATACGCAGATTCTTGATGTAGTACCTATTACTCAGGATAAGTATCACAGAGTAAAGAGAAATCCATTCAGAGGTGCTAACACCAAGAGAGCTTTAAGACTGGACTTAGCTGATGGAGTAGTGGAGATTGTAAGCAATTACAATGTTACTTCTTACTATGTCAGATATGTGAAGAGACCTGAGCCCATCATCCTTACTACACTTCCTGATGACCTCTCTATTGGGAATATGGTTAATGCTAATCCTTGTAAGCTCCACAGTGCTTTGCATCAGAGAATCCTTGAAGATGCTGTGAGAATGGCTCTACAAAGCAAAGGAATAGCAGTTAAAGAAGAACAAAGAAATAATAATAATCAATAATAGGTAATCGCCCTTTAAGGCTATAGCTGCGGGGCAATGTTTAATTTAAATTTTTTATAATCATGTTTACGGAAAATCAAGTACGACAGTTCTATGTCATTCCTACTGGCAATGCCGACACTACGAATGTTAAGGAGCCCACTAAGATTGTTACTGGTACTTCTGCTTCTTATGCAGCAGACCTCAAAGCTCTTGCTGATGGTGCCTGTCAGTTTGTTGTTGCCCCCACAGGTGATGAAGCATATCTGCTGTATAAAGGCCCCCTGGATGGCCCTCAGAGAAGTGACCTCATCAAGAAGTGCAATGTGATGGATGTACGTTTTACTGATGCTACTGACCTTGTTCACAAAAACAAGAAGGCAGTTGTGACATTGGTTAGCACCCCTGTTGTGGGTCAGGACTATGTTCTGAATGTTAACATTCACAACTATGTTGCTCTGGATTACAACACTACTAAGATTAAGTATGGCGTTGCAAGAGCTGCAAGCACCACTGCTTCTGACCTCTACAAGGCTATTGCCACAAGTCTGGCAAAGAACTTCAAGCGTGAGCCGACAGCTCTTGTTAAAGTAGGTATTTCTACTGCTGCTACTGGTGCAAGTCCTAAGTGGTATGGTGAGGACTGGAGTAGTACTACTGCTGCTGCTATTGTTATTGAAGAGGTTGAGCAGCCTTGGAGACGTGGTGCAGCACCTGTGGAGTATGTTAACTTCACTGTTGAGCCTTCTACCATTTATGATGGTACTAATGATGTTATCTGGGGCAAGGTGCAGTTTGCTGGTGAAAGCAAGTACACCAATGGCACTGCTTCTTCTACTACCATTTCTGCTGGTGGCACCCAGGTTAACTCCAAGAAGGTTGCTGATATGGAGTGGTTCTTCCACAAGGAGAGAGGTGACAAGTATGGTGAGATGTGCTGGCCTTACAACTTTGATACTGTTTATCAGGTTGATCCCACACTTGCTGCTGGTTACAGTGTTGCTGACATCCACTACTACTTTGAGGGTAACAGCCACAATGTGGGCAAGAGTGAGAAGACTCTTACCATTGTTGGTAGCAAGGCTAACTTGAAGAGACTGCTTGGCGCAGCTGCTACTACTGGTCAGAGTGCTACTGCAGCCACTGGTCTGTATGCCTTCCTTGAGGGCACTGGTGTGGAGATTAAGACCTCTGCTAACTGGTAAACCTTTGTTGTTTTTTTCATAATACCTAAGAGGGGATGGGGGCACAATCCCTTGTCCCCTCTTTCATTTTAAAACTTTACAGAGTATTCAGAACTATGTTAATTTTCGACCAACTTAGAATATCAGATGATGGACGTAGGCTTTACATCAATATGCATGTGAATGAAGCCAGTTACTTTGAGAATGTGTTTCTTGACAGTATTACCATTACCACAGCAGACAAAGTTCTGGAAGCTTATGGTAGTTCAAACACTGACCCCACAGTAACTACTACAGACTACATTTATCGTCAGACATTTGAGGGAGCTCAGAAAGAAGCAGCATTGGTATTGGATAAAGGTTCCTTTGATGCTGCCTTTAGTCATATTGGCTCTGCTACAGCTACCTATGCCTTTGATGCCAATGACTTAAGTACTTCCTTATTCTTTGTATATGTGAAGTGTAAGCTTGCTTCAGGAACTACTCTTGACCCCTGTATTCCATGTACTCTTGATGAAGAGGTTACTCTCGGTGTTACCTTTGATACCAATGCACTCTATCAGAAGGTAATGGGATATACCAGGGAATTGGCAGATGATTGTAGTATTCCCACTGGGTTCATTGATTTCATTCTGAACTTCAATGCATTCAAGGCAGCTATTGAGACACAGCACTTTATACCTGCTATTAACTTCTGGCAGACTATGTTTGGCAATAAGGGAGCCTACGGTATCTCAAGCTTTAATGCAACTAAAAAATGTGGTTGTCATGGATGAAATGATTTATAATTCTCTGAGTCAATACTTCACAGTTTTGAAGAAGACTGGGTACTACAAATATGCTGATGTAATGAAGCTATTGGTACTCATCTTCTATAATGAATTTGTGTTCAGTGACTTTAGAGGTAAACTATCAAAAGCAGATTATCAGCTCATTGAGAGAGCTCTGAACTGCTTATATGGAACATCATGTTTAATTCCTTATCCAGATTATTTGAAAATGGGAAAGCTACATTTAGGAGAAATTTCAGAGATGGCACAGCGTGTGAAGACAATGGAAGACACTAATGTGCTGAAGTTAATTCATGACCTTGAAAGTGCAGAAGGTGATGCTGAGTCAGATGTGATTATTGTCGCAGAAGAAGATTAATATACTTAACACTTTAGACTATGGCTAAGTATAAGGAAATTGTCTATATGGTTCTTGATGAGCTTCATCAGTATAGCGATGACAGCAATGTTACTGAAGAGCACATCATCTTTCTAGCAGGCAGATATAGAAGCTTCTTGCTGAAGCAACGCTATCTGACAGACTTGAAGAAGGAAATTCCTGAGAGTAACTATCAGACTCTTTGCTTGAAGCTTGAGAAGACTGAAGCTCTTGAGGGATTGCCTTGTGAAGGAGGATACTACATTAGGACTACTGAGGAGATTCCTACTACACTTCCTATTGGCACTATGAGGCTTAGCACTACAGGTAGCTACTACAATAGTGAGATTACCTATGTGACTAGAGATAGGATGAAGTATGTGGGCAATAATCCTTGGATGAAGAATATCATCTATGCTTCATTGGCTCCTAATGGTAGAATCTACATGACTTCAGGTAATCCGCAGTTCCTTTATTTGGATGGAGGAGACCTTCAAGTTACAGGTATCTTTGAGGATGCAGAAGCTGCTTCAGAGTATTCTTGTGAGAATAAAGGAGATAGCAAGTGTGACATCATGGAGAGAGATTTCCCCATTGAAGATGCACTGATTGCTCCACTGATTGAGCTCATAGTGAAAGAGCTTAGTCCTATTATCACAGCTCCTGAGGATGAAACTAATAATGCTAATGATGACCTTACTAAAGAAAGGTAATGGGGTATCAGGAGTTCTTGAGAGTACTGCAGAAGCAAGGTAGCAAGGCATATAAAATATCAAAGTGTCTTGGTGCTAGAGATGCTTGGAAGTGGGTAAGGAAGAATAAATGGAAACTACTGGGAAACCAACAGTGTTCTCATACTCTCTATGGAGCTGTAGTGAATGAGATGAATAAGATTCTTGCAGAGCAGCTATTGGAGGGGCATCAGATTATTCTTCCACATCAAATGGGCTCCTTAGAACTTGTAGCAAAGAAAGAGAGAGTATCCTTTAAGGAAGGTAGTCTGCATACCAACTATAGGACAGATTGGAAGAAAACACTCAAGTATTGGTATGAGGATGAAGAAGCTCTCAGAGAGCACAAGCAGATTAAGAGAGTGCAGAAGTATATCTACTCCATTAAGTATAGAAAGCACAGTGCTAAATACAAGAACCAAAGGCATTATATGTTTAGAGCAAATAGGAGTCTTGTGAGGGCTCTTGGTAATAAGATAGAGAATGAGAAAATGAATGCATTAATTTATTGATTATGGTAAAAGAAATCAGATACATCAACATCAGGGAAGTACTATCAAGAGTACTCAGACATCCTTTGCTTCAAGAGGTAACTCTTGAGCAGGCTATTCAATATACTCTTGACTTCATTGGAATCTTTGGCCTTCCCAAGTTCTACACAGATAAGGAAGCAGATGTTGAGATTGAAGACTATAGGGGAGAACTCCCTTGTGACCTTGTACAGATTAACATGGTGAAGGACTGCAGGACTAATCTGCCTTTGAGGTCAATGACATCAGAGTTTAATCCTGGTGGCAGATATTACCATGATGTGCAGCATGAGCCACAGTTTAAGACACAGGGAAGAACTATCATAACTTCCTTCAAGTGTGGTATGATACACATCAGCTATAAGGCTATCCCTGTGGATGATGAAGGACTTCCCTTGCTGATAGACAATGCTAAGTATATGAAGGCTCTTGAGCTGTACATCAAGACTCAGGCATTCTCAATTCTCTATGACATGGGTAAGATTACTGTCCAAGTGCTTAACCATACAGAGCAGGAATATGCTTGGGCAGCAGGACAACTTGAGGAGGAATTCAATACTCTTAGCCTTGCAGAGATGGAAAGCATGACTAATATGCTGAATCAGCTCATTGTGAGGAATGATGAGTTTATTGGTAGATTTGAGAGGCTTGGCAATAAGGAGTTTAATAAAGTACATTAATTTTACACTACTATGGTACAAAAGAATGAACACCATACCTTTACAGGTATGCAGAAAGACATAGCAATCTCAAAGCATCCTTCAAAATATCTCTTTGATGCTAGGAATATTAGGCTGACTCAAAGAGAAGATGGTAGTACTCTATTTGCTATTACCAATGAAAAAGGTACAGAGGATACACAGATTAGATATTCTGGTATTTATTATTTGGGGCATTGCATCATTGACAATTATTTGGTAGTGTTTAGTACAGATATTGAACATGAAGAGGACATTGCCTATGAAGGAGATGACTATATAGATAGAATAGACTTATCAAATCTATCAGTAAAAACACTTAGGGAACTATCTCTAGGATTTAGTGCTGACCATCTTATTGAATGTCTTGGTTCTTATGAATCAGAAAACATAAAAAAGGTGTATTGGACTGATGGTTTTAATCCCCCTAGAATAATCAATGTTGCCGATTCATTTGAATATTCTCCTGATACAACTTCATACTTTGATTTTGTACCTTTTCTGAAATTAAATGAAACTGTAACTGTAACTAAAAATCTTGATTCTGCAGGAATGTTCCCTGCAGGCATGATTCAATATGCCTTTACTTATTACAATAAGTATGGGCAAGAGAGTAATATATTCTACTCTACAGAGCTACATGCTATTTCACATAAATACAGGGGTGGAAATCCAGAAGAGAAAGTAAGTAACAGCTTTTCTATTACTATTAACAATATTGATAGTAGTACATTTGACCATCTTAGAGTCTACTCCATTCTGAGAACATCTGAAGAAGGAACCCCACAAGTAAAGAGAGTAATAGACTTAGCTATTGACAGCTCAATGACTTCAGTTAGCTTTGTTGATACAGGAACTATTGGAGATGCAGTAGACCCCACACTGTTATTGTATATTGGATGTGAAGAAATCATTGCTCAAACAATGACATCAAAAGACAACACTCTTTTTTTGGGAGACATTGAGATTAAAAGAAAAGATATAGATAAGGCACTAAGAAATTCTATCAGAACTCACTCTGGAGCTATAAATTTCAATAATACTAAAACAGTAGATGTACCTGAAATAAGTTCTTCAAGTTTTTATACTTATCATAATAATATAGATGTACCTCCTTTTTATAAGATTGGAGAACATTATAGATTTGGTGTGCAGTTCCAACATAGATCAGGAAGATGGTCGATGCCAGTTGTTTTAAATCCAGATTTAAAAATTACAGGAAGTCGTCCAGCAATAAATAATAATAACCTTACTTTTGCAGTAGGAAAGACGTCACTTAATAGCAATGATGTTGACTCCCTGAAGGCTCTTGATTATGTTAAGGCTAGAGGAGTAGTTGTATTACCTAATCTGAATGACAGATTAATATTTACACAGGGAGCTCTCTGTCCCACAGTATTTAATACTGAGATGAGGACAGCAAACGCTCCATTTGCCATGTCTTCTTGGTTTAGTAGACCTGATTCCCCCAACATGTCTGTAGTTAACAACATAGATGGAAGATACTCAGATGTTGAAAAGTATGGAAATTATTTAGAGTATAGACAGCAAGGAGCTTTGGTACACTCAGATTGGAGAGGAGAAATAGATGGTTATAAGAATGCTCCTACAAAAGATGCTTCTTACTTTGGTGTAGACAGGTCTATTCTAACAATGCACTCGCCTGATGTAGAATTTGACCCAAATATAACAGACACATCATATAGTGGATGGAAGCTAAGACTTATTGGAAGAGCCCCACTTATTTCAAATGCTAGTGATATAGATATTCAAACAGATACTCCTACAAAGGAAAGTTACTATGGATTTAAGAAAGTTTCATTTATATCTGGTAATGTAGGAGTAAATGCAGGAAGAAGTCTTATTGCTGCTCCTATGTGGGAAGATTCCATCTTCAAAAGCTCCCTTGATGGAGAGACTGTTGTAGGGTCAAAAAGATATATGGTGTATCCTTGGCAGAGACAAGGTTCATTAAATAATGACTCTAAGAGACCTGACGGTGCTACTCAGACAGCTGTTTTAAGAAAGAAAAAAATGTCTGTCTTGAAATATTGCGAGAGCACTATTTGGCATAACAATACTTTTTATTTCAATTCCTTAAGTAATGTTGGTGTATTTGATAGTGACCAAGTTGAGTTGAACTTTATAGGAGATGTAGGAGGCAGCTCATACTATGGTAATGTAGATACTCTATTTGGTAGAGGAGACTGTAATATATATTGTACAGATAGTCTTACAAGTACTGTAGAAGCTCTCCCATCATCTATAAATAATGTTAGCATTACATGGAAAAACAATGCTAATGTAAGAATGAAATATAAGTCAGGTAGACACTTGTTCTTTAGTCTTGGAACTTCTAATGACAGCATACTGACCCTTCCTCTTATAGGAGAGACAAATGAAACTACACATATATTTGATGAGGTTCCTTGGAGAATTGAAGGTAAAGAACCCGACACAAGTGTAGAAACTCAGGCAACTCGCCTGTTTGCTAGAGGTCAATACCAAGAGGGTGATAACTATGCTCGTATATATGAATTATATGATGGTCAAAAGCCTGAAATAGGGGACTTAGTCATATTAGATGATAGCTTTGGACTATTTACCTTATATGAGATGGATACTGCTTGGGTAGAGGAAACACAACAGCGTCCTACACCTAGTCAAGGAGGTCAAATCTTAGTACAGACAATAGTTAAAGAATACACAGATAATCCTCTAACTGGTGAAGTGGCAGAGAAAGATGTTACCTACTATGCTTTGGCTTCTCCTGTGCAAGAATTAGATGACTTTTATGCCTGTATAGTTAATAACTATGCAGAGTATTATAGGTCAGACCACCAAAATAATACTTTGGAATTCCTATATAGAAGAAAGGCTTCTACTCAAGGAACTACTAATGCAGACTACACAGTAACTAAGTATAAACCATTGGATGATTATAGAAGTTACTCCTACTTCTGGATAGGAGAACTCTACAGAGACAGTGTAATAAATGCCTTTGGCGGAGATACAGAAGATGCCTATAAGAGCAATGTATGGATTCCTGCTGGAGATCCAGTTAATCTTGATAGAAATGGTACAGAGATTACATTTAGATATGGTGACACATATTATCAGAGGTATGACTGTCTAAAGACGTATGCATTTACTAATGAGGATGAAAATAGTATTATTGATATCTTCTCATTCATGTGTGAAAGTAGAGTAAATGCTGATGGTAGATATGATAGGAATAGAGGAAAAGCATCTAATCTTAATATGTCACCCATCAACTTTAACCTTTATAATCCTGTATATTCTCAAAAGAATAACTACTTTAATTACAGGATTTTAGATGAAGGATTTTATACTAATAGTCATTTTCCCAATCAGGTAACATGGACAAAGGAAAAGCAGCTTGTTGCAGACGTTGATTTGTGGACTAATCTAACACTGGCAAATACTTATGACTTAGATGGAAGTAAGGGTAAGATTGTATCACTGAATGCATGGAAAGACCAAATCTTCTGTTTCCAGGATAAAGGAATCAGTAATATTCTGTTTAACTCAAGAGTGCAGATTCCTACATCTGATGGTGTGCCTATTGAGATTAGCAATAACTATAAAGTGGATGGTTATAGGTATCTGAGTGATGGTATTGGATGCTCTAACAAGTGGACTATTAGAGAGACTCCTGCATCAATCTACTTCATTGATTCTACAAGTCACCACTTGTATAGCATTGGAGAAGGGTTTAACAATCTTACTGTGAATAAGAACATGGGTGCTTGGTTTAACAGTAATGGTGCTCTGATTAACAAGACAGTGTATGATGATGTACATCATGATGTGTATCTTGTGAAGGATGATGAAGCATTGTGTTACTCTGAGTTGCTTGGAGAGTTTACCTCTTTCATGGATTATGGAGCTATGCATGCTTTGGAATCTTATAGAGGAAATTCTTTCTCTTTGCATAATAGACATCTCTATAAGATGTTTACAGGCAACTATAACTACTTCTTTGATGCTTATAAGCCTTGGTATCTCACATTCATCTCCAACGGTATTGATGAAAGTGCTATGGACTTTGATAAGATATTCAGTAACATTGACTATAGGCTTGATTTCTTTGGAGAACCTACATTCAATGAGGCAACCTATGATCCTGATGCCAGCTTTGACTTTATGAGAGCATGGAATGAATATCAGGATACTCAGGAAGTTGTTCTCAGTACAAAGAATGATGGCAAGGGATATAAGACTGCTAAGTTCTACAGAGGTGGTAACCCACAGAAGAAGTTTAGGATTTGGAGAATACAGATTCCTAGAGCTAAGAAGTTGAAGAATGGGCAGTATGTTCCTACTAATGATAGGATGAGAAATCCTTGGTGTAAGATTACATTGGGAAAGAATGCTGATGAGAGTAATATGAAAGCTATACTGCAAGACTTGAATGTGCAGTATTTCCTATAAGATTCTTCGTGATTTTGTGACATAGTAGATGATGTAGGGGAGTATAAGTAAAAAACTTGTGCTTCCCTACTAATTTTATAGATGGGTTTCTGCTAATGGTTTTGAATGAGTACATTTGCAGAAAATTGATTATTATATGAAGAGAAATTGTCTTTATACAGTTAATCCTTGGAATACAAATATATTTGCATGTGGAGGAAATAAACATGCCTTCGGAGATTTTTTGAAGGAAAAATCTGATAGCTATATGGGTAATTGGCTTGGGGCTAATGATATGTCCAAAGGAGCTGGAGCTATGATAGGTGCCTTAGGTACTGCTGTAGGAGGCTTGGGAAGTAAGCTTATTGGTAATGGCTATGATGCTGCAGGAGTAGGAAATGGAATTACTACTATTGGTAGTACTATTGGTGGTGCAGTAAGTCAAGTGAATCCTTTGGTGGGGGGCATTATCTCTGCTGGTTCTGGAATCATTGGTGGCACTGTTAATAGGCTTTGGGGAATGAAGACAGACCAAGAAGCCTTGAATAGAGCTAATAGTGATATTGCATCTATGAAGAGCTTTACAAGCAATGCTAATAGCTTTGATAACATTGAAGGCCCTGCTGCTGTAGCATCTGTAGGAAATGTTTATAAAGGTGGAGTATTCAAGAAAAACACTGCGAGGAGAAAGAATCAAGCCCTGCAGAATGACTTGAATAATGCTGTAGCCTTTGCTAACAATAGTGTAGCTAATAACATTGAGAATCTGCAGGCAGACCAATTCAATAATCTGCTTGCAAACTATGCTGCATTTGGTGGATACTTTGATATGCCTCAGGCTACAGGAGCTTTGGGCATCATGAGAGATGATAAATATATTGGTGCTATTAACAATAGAAGCAATGCTATTGCTAAGGCTAATGCATTTAGTCAGACTCCTACATCATTCTCTCCTTTAGGTAATGCTTTTGCTGATGGTGGAGGTATTCATATTAAGCCAAGCCATAAGGGATTGTTTACTGAGAAAGCTAATAGAGCAGGTATGGGAGTACAAGCTTATGCTTCTCATGTGCTTGCTAATAAGGAGGACTATCCCAGCTCTACAGTGAAGCAAGCTAACTTTGCAAAGAATGCTGCTGGATGGAAGCATGATGTAGGTGGCAGTCTTGAAGCTGCTTTCCTTGATAACTTCAGCAGTGACCCATTAGGAGCTGTAATGCGGTATAATAGAGGTCTTGAGGCAATGGCTGCTCAGAGAGAAGCTGAAGAGGCGGCTGTAGCTCAGCAAGCTGCTTATGATGATATGCAGAAGAGAATGCTTGCTGCTGAGACAGAGAGACAAGGATTGCAGTCTATGCTTGATAGTCAGGGATTGACTATTCAGGCATTGATGGATGCACAGAGACAGAATAACTATGCTGATGATTGGAAGGAGAGAGTAGGAATGGAAGGCAGTCTTGATACTCCTTTGGACTCTGCAGTGATGTCAAGAATGAGGCACAGCTTGATTGATAGAGGTGTGACTAAGAGAGCTGTACAAGATGCTGTCATTGCAAATATGATGGTTGAGAGTGGTGGTAATCCTAATGCTAAGAATAAGAACTCATCAGCAAGAGGATTGATGCAGTGGACTATTCCACGACATCCTAAGGCATGGGATTGGGATAGTCAAGTAGACCATATTGTAAATACTCTTGAAAGTGGCTTTGGAAGTAAGGAAGCCTATGAGAAATTTATGAATACTAATGACTCTGCAGAAGCTGCAAGAATCTTTAGACAGTATTGGGAGAGACCTGAGAAGCACACCTATAATTGGACTGATAAATGGATTAATAAGATGTATGGAGATAAGAAAGCCTTTGGTGGTGAATTAGGTACTAATGGTACTGACTTTACTAATGGGCTATTGGAGATTAATACAGGCGGTAATCATGAGGAGAATCCTTATGAAGGAGTACAGCTTGGATTAGACCCTCAGGGTATTCCTAACCTTGTGGAGGAAGGAGAGACAGTATATAATGATTATGTGTACTCTAAGAGGATGAAAGTTCCTGAGTTTATGAAGAAACAACTTGGACTTGGTGGTAGCACTAAGGATGAGATTACTTTTGCTGATGCCAGTAAGAAGATTGCTGAAGCCAGTAAGGAAAGACCTAATAATCCTATGGATCAGGAATACCTTGCAGATGCTCTTGGCAAGCTTGCTCAGGTACAAGAGGCTGAGAGAATGAGAATGCAAGCAGAAGAGGCTAATGCTGAGATGGAAGCTATGAATGAAATGAACACGGCTGCTTGTGGGGGAAAGTTAAACAAATATCCTGATGGGGGATGGAAAGAGGGAATACAATCTCTGTTCAATATTAACCCGAGATATGCTGCTAGTAGAACTGAGGGTTTTATTCCTTATAACAGAGCCCTTACAGAAGAACAAGTGCTTGCCGAAGAGAATAATCCCTTCTTTAAAGAATGGACAGATTATGTGAATAACAACTGGGATTCTCAAGAAGTACAAGATTACCTCAGAGCTCTTGATGCAGCCGCTGGAGGAAATCATTTATTTGACGCCAAAGGCAATCTTCTTGATGGAGCAAAAGACTACTTCAATAAAGCAAGAACCCAAAATCATTTGTGGGGATATTACCATCTTACTCCTAATATCAGACATGCTATTAAGGGAGATGATGATTATTTGGATGGTAATCCTTCAACATGGAATAATGTTGGTGCAGTAGTGGGCAGACCAGAGTTTCTTCCTAATGGGAATGTTATATTCTATCATGGGGCTATTAATGGAAATGGTGCCGATGCTTCTAACATGCCATATGGATATGATGCTAACGGAGCAATTCCTTGGGCTGGATTAGAAGGAGTAGCAACTCCTACAACTCCTTTAAGTCCTATGGAACAAATTGCAGTCGATAAAGCAAGACAATTAGGTACAGAAGTAAGAGTAACTGATAATGGTACTAACTTCTCTGTAGCACCTAAAGCCCCAACTACTATTGATAGAAATGGAGTTGTAGACAGAGATGTTTATGAAGGAGGAACTGGCGCAGGTAGTAATGATGTTAAAACATATCCTACCTGGATGAGATATGCTCCTGCATTTGGAGCGGGTATTATGACTCTTACTGATGCTTTAGGACTTACTAATAGACCCGATTACACTTATGCCAACAAGCTTGAGGCAGCTGCAGAGAGATTAGGATATGCTCCTAATGTGAAATTCAATCCTATTGGAGACTATATGACATATAGACCTCTTGATAGGCTTTTCTATGCTAATCAACTTCAGGCTAATGCAAGAGCTACTGATAGAGCTTTAGCAAACACATCAGGAGGTAATAGAGGTACTGCACAGGCTGCAATGCTTGCCAATGGATATAATACCAATAATAGCCTTGGTAATCTCTACAGGCAGGCAGAGGAATATAACCTTGCTCAGAAAGAAAAAGTTGCAGACTTCAATAGAAGAACTAATATGTTTAATTCTCAAATGGGTCTTGAAGCAGACTCTGCTAATGCAAGATACAGACAAATGGCATCTCATGCATCACTGCAAGGTTTAGCTCAAGCAGCAGCTATGAGAGATAGCATTGACCAAAGAGTAGGAGCTGCAAGAAGTGCTAATCTTACCAACTTGCTTAATAGCCTTGGTAATATTGGTAGGGAGAATTTTGCTCTTAATCAGATTAACTGGGATAGGAGTAATAAGTATGGTGCAAGAGCAAATGGTACTTCTTATTATAAGAAACCTAGTGCTCATGGTGGCAAGATTAATAAACGCAAATAAGAGGAAGAGATATGGCAAATTATAGTCTAGTAGCAAATTCCACATTTCAACCATTCAGTTATCAAGAGTTGATAGTTCCTATTGATAGGCAAAATGCTTATCATGAGAAGCTGATGGATGAGTATGATAAGCTTAGCTCTCAGGCTGATGTGCTTGAAGCAATGGGTGCTAATGATAGAGACAAGGACTCTAAAGTCTACCAACAGTATAAGAACTACAGTGACAGATTGAGAACAGAAGCTGATAATCTGTATAGGAATGGTTTGAATACTGAGAGTAGAATGAGACTTTCAGAGCTTAGGAGAATGTATAATACTGATATTGTTCCTATTCAGAATGCTTGGCAGAAGAGAGAGAAAGAAGCAGAGCTACAGATGAAAGCGCAGCTTGATGCCTCTTCAAAGGGTATTGACTTATACTTCTCAAGAAATGCTGCTGATACTCCTCTGCAGAGTTATATTGATAATCCTAATCAGACATTTAGGACTATCAATGGTCAGGCACTTATGAATGAGGTAGCTGCACAGTTTAAAGCTATGGCTAATCAAGTGCAAGTTGATAAAAATGGTAATCCTTGGATTGGTAAGCAGCAACTTAGTCCTATTGAATATAGCATCATTACTCAGAAGGGAATGGATTATAATCAATATATGGATTTCATTAATAATCCTAATGACCCAAGATTTGCTAATATTAGAAGTATTGTTAATGGTACTCTTGCTGCTCACGGTGCTCAAGACTTTGACTCCACTACACAACAGAGATTGTTTGGCCTTGCCTCACAGGGTGTTGCTGCTGGTGTTGGTGATAGAGATATGCAGTTCCATACTGACCCCTATGAACAAGCTATGCTAACCTATGACCTTGATATAAAAAAGGAAAGAGAGAAAGCTAAGATTGCTGCCGAAGCTGCAGGAGGAGGAGACATGCCAAATATCCCATCTGTTGCAGTAGGACTTGTACCTACAGAAACCTACAAAACAAAGAATTTAGAGGCTCTTAATTCATTAAAGGGAGGTAAAGATGGTCTAAAAGCAAGTTATTTTGGAACTACTTTTGGCAAGGTAAATCCTATGGCTATTTATGATGAATATAAAGAAGAACTTTCTAAAGTACACACACCTGCCGTAAAACCAACATTGTATGGTCCACAATCAGAAAGAGATAATGCTTCAGCTTATAAGGCAAAAGTTAAAGAAAAAGTATTGAAAAAATACGCAAAATATGGTGTCACAGACATTTTATCTGATGATCAATATAAGGCTCTAAGCGATGTGGGTTACTCAAGCAAGAAAAATATAAACAGTGTTAAGCATAGCGACATCTTACAAGAATTTAATAAGAGTGTTGAACAAAAATCGAGATACTCTACTAATATGACTAGCTATGATAATTTTAATGATACTGCTATACCTAACTTGAATACACGCGCTAAATACTCTGACAGTGTAGGTACTGTGTGGGCTATTACAGAAGACGGTAAACTAGGGAAGCCAGAATCAGTTAAAAAATTAAAACTTTATTCTGCTGATAATACAAAGGGCAATAAAATTACTGATGTTCAATATGATCCTTCATTCAAAGGCAAGATAGTAATACAACTTAGTGATGGTAGTTTACATGTTGCAGATCCTAATATCTACAATAGTAATTTAGCAAACTTAATAAATAGAGCAGAAGCAGAAGGAGCACATCCTCAAGCCATTACAGCAAGAATGTATGACTTCTTGAATAAGAAAAATAAAATACAAAGTAACACTGATAGTAAAGTTGAGTAATTATGCCAGATATTAGAAACACGGGGCACCAAACATATAAAGAGCTGCAAGACCAAAATGCGGCCCCTTTCAATCCAGAAAATGCCACAGCTGAAGATTGGTATAAGCACCTTAGGCAAAATAATTATAATAGTTATTCTAATCAGCCTACAGAGTATGTAGGTGTACAAGCTGCACAAGCTGGTTTTGGCAATTCTCAGTATGATGAGGGGTTGGTATCAACTTCTCAGTTTAATGATTTAGGAGATATTAGGTATCAAAATCAGCCTTGGTATGATACTCTTGCCAATGGTGTTGGTAAAATGTTGGGTACTGCAGGTACTACATTTGTATCATCCCTAGTAGGACTACCTACAGGTATTGCTACTGCTATCGGAGAAGGCAGGTTGTCAGGATTGTGGGATAATGATGTCACTAATGCTCTTGGAGATGTGGACAAGTGGCTTGAGGAGAACATGACTAACTATAAGAGCACTGAACAACAGAATGCTCCTTGGTATAGTCTTTCCAATCTTGGTTCTATGAACTTCTGGGCTGATGATGTTATCAAGAATGCTGGCTTTACTCTTGGTGCTGCTGCTTCTATGGCTGTTGGTAGCGGCTCTTTAGGCTTGTTGGGTAAGGCATTTGGCCTTGTCAATGATGTCAGTAAGGGTGCTAAGATGACTAATGCTGCTGTCTCTGCTTTGTTCTCTGCTACTGGAGAGGGAATGATTGAAGCAAGAAATGGAGTAGAGGAGAGAAACAAACTTGAACTGAAAAAGCTTGAAGAAGCTCTTACTCCTGAGAAAGAAGCCCTTGATGAGGAGTTTAATCTGATTAATGCTCAATACTCTACTGATGGTGACTATAATGCTTATAAGCAAAGAATGGCTGACTATGCTGCAAGGAGAGATGAGTTTAGTCAGAAGATGGAAGCAGGTAAGCAGCAGATTGAAGAAACTGGTAGGGAGATGGGTAATAAGATTCTCCTTGGTAACCAGGTTCTTCTTACTGCTGGCAATATGATTCAGTTTGGCAAAATGATGTCTAAGAGTTTTAATAATGCCAGACATGCTGCTGAAACATCTGCCAAAAGAGTTAGACCATCATTTGTCAATGCTGAAAGAGTAAGTAATAATATCAAGGATGGTTACAAAGTAACAGGAAAGAAATTAGGAATAGCTCAAGCTGCTACAAAGGGTATCTTTACTGAAGGTTCTGAGGAAATGAATCAGCAGTGGATTCAGAATACTGCAGGATATACTGAACAAGCAAAGGATGCTAATGACTATTGGAAAGCTAAGTATAATGATGGTGCATACAAAGATACTATTGCAGGTATGTACACTCTTGGCAATGCTATTAGTCAAGGTTTCAAAGATAGCTGGGGAGATGTTAATCAATGGGAGCAATTTGTAATTGGTGGTCTTACTGGTATGGCAGGCAGCTATGCTCCTACAAAGCTGTTTAATCAAGATAAGACTAAATCTAGGTGGAATCCTCAAAGGTATGGAGAATGGAGTGGTGGAGCCTACAATGAAGTTAAAGACTTCTTGAATGGTACTGATGAATATAAAGGATACAATGAGTATAAAGAAAATGTAGATGCTCTGAATAAAGTTCTTGCTTCTGAAGACTTTGATTCAAGAACAAGAAATCTTATTGCCCACACTTATCTTGAGAATAACAAAGAGTATGCTGCTCAGAATAATGATAAGAAACTTTGGAAGGATGAAGATGATAAACAGGCTATCCATGATATTCAAGCATTCTTGAGGGCTGGTAAGCTTGATGACTTGAGGACTATCTATGATGAGATGGGCAAAGACTTGAGTGATGATGATATTGAAAGCATTGTAAAGAGTACTACTGAGGAGAAAGAAGTTGATGGTAAGAAAGTTCTTTCAGGGCCCTTCTTTGATAATAACAATAGGGTAAAGACTAATGACGAAATTAGAGAAGAGATTAGACATAACTCTGATGAACTGAATAGAAAACTTGATAGTTATCTAGATAGTGTTGATTACGTCAATAAGAGAACTGCTGGACAGCTGACCAATGATCAGGAAGACAATCTTGCTTATTTACATAACATGAGCAAGGAGAGTCTCAACAGAGCTGATAAGATTATGGTTAATGTCAGACAGCAGATGCCTAAAAAATTCTTGCTGAAGACAAACAAGACTCCTGAGCAGCTTGCAAAAGAGAATGCCAGCTCTGACCTTACATTCCATAAAGATGAGAATACAAGAGAAGGCTATGTGGAAGTAGATACTTCTCTGATGAATGACAGAGCTTTTAGTGATTTCTTCTTGAGAAATGTTCTGTGGGGAGGAAATATCAGACCTGAGTTTGGTGAAACTGCTGATGAGAGAGCTACTAGAGAGGAAGAGGAGAAAGGACTTAATGAGGAGGAAAAGAAGAAGAGAAGAACTGCCAAATGGAAGAAAGCATTGGAGGATGCCAAGAATGATGCTCAAGAGCAAAATAACACCAATGTAGACTTAATGGTGCAGAACTTCCTTGATAACTACAGGGAAACTAATAGAGGCACACAGGCAGAAGCTTCAGATGCTCTTAATGAATTCTTAGGTGATATTGCAGATGCTTCAGAGCTGATGCAGCAAGCTGGTGAATATGCTAGGACACTGGAAGAATATCTTAGAAATCCTGAGAAAGTAGACCAAGCCAAAGCAAAAGAAGAAAAGAAAGCTGAGAAAAAGAATGCTGAAGAGCAAGCAATGAATAAGTTTGGAGGTAAGACTGCTAAGGATATTAATCAAGATATTGCTAGCGGTAATCTTTCAGATGATGACTTGGATGATTTTATTGGTGCTGACCTTAGTGATGTTACTGACGAAGACTCTAAGCAAGCTTTAGAAGCAGCTAAACAAGAAGCTCAGAAAAGTAAGGACATCAGACAAAAACAAGCTGAGGTAAAAGGAGCTATCCTAAGAAAAGCTGATGAAGAGGGTTATAATGATGCTTCTGTGGATGCCGCATTAAATGCTGTAGATACTATGGCAGCTAATGCAGAAGACGCTGCTGATATTAATCTAGATAATTTGGATGATACTATCAATCCTGCAGATTATCAAGGAGCAGCTGTAGGTACATCTGAAGCAGAAGATTTAGCACAGCAAGTTGCAGACCTTGTATCAGAAGGACTTAATTCCTGGAAAGAGAGTGAGGATAAAAGGGACGATATTCCTGACCCTTCGACAGCAGTAAGTTTTGATGATTCTGAAGATACTGGGCATGATGCAACTACTAAGGTTCCTTCTGAAACAGCTGTGCCTAAAGTAAACACTTCTCAGAATAGTGATGAGTGGGAACAGCCTATACCCACGAATACACTTTCTTCGGGGGCTATTGATACTATTGTTGAAGAACTTAGAAAAGCAAGTGAAGAGCCTGCTAAGGCAGGAACATGGAGAAGCACTACAAGAAGATATGGCAGAAGGAAGAATGCTGCAGGTAAGTGGTATGCTACAAATTCTCCTTATCATGAATTGCCTGAAGCAAAAGACCCAAAGAGGAGCAAAGCTATCTGGGAATACCTTAATGCACAAAGGGCTTTTGATAGAGTAGAAAATGCTGGAGAAGACAGAATTAGAGCAGGCAAGACTAAGATTCATTTTATGGTAAAGAACTTTGCCAATGAGATATTTGGTAAAGACTATGAAGAGCTTACAGATGAAGAGAAGTCTAGAGCACTGGTAATACTAATGCTTGATGATAAAGATGGCACTGTGCTTGGAGATTTGCCTTTGGCACAAGATGAGCCTACTTATGGTAAGCCTAATGAAACACAGCAAGTTAAAGAGTTGAGAGCTACTCAAGAAATGCTATTCAAGGCATTTGATAAGAAGAGAAAACAAACTGGGTGTAATGAGGCAATAGCAGATAAGACTCTTCAAAAGGATGGTGTAGAGAATCTTGGACTCACATTTAACAATAGGACTAAGAGCCCATTTATGTCAGAAGTTTCTCAAGTACTTAATGGTACTGTACCTTTTGGCTCAGAGGTTAATACTCTGAATGATGTAATGGGAAGTGAGAATCTTCTATTGGGTATCTCAGTAACAAATGATACTATTGCCACTTCAAAGGATAAGAAGGATAGAAGAGGAAGTTCTGTAAGACCTATAAGAGTAGGTAATGTAGGACAACCCTATTTGCTTTTACCTTCTGCTTCAGGAGCTTTAATTCCTGTTCCTTTCTACACTAAGGCATTCGATGTTCAAAGGCATCAGGGAACAGAATTGTATAGATTCCTAACAGAATCTATTACAAGGATTGTACAGAATGCTCTTAATAGAAAAACTGGCTTAGATACCTATAAAGAAGATATTGATATTATTCAAGCTCTTCTTCAAGTAAGAGCTCAGGAAGGAGCAAGGAATATTGTAGATGTAAAGAATGACCAAGTTACTCTGCATCTGCAAAGCTTAGTAGATACTGAAAGGAAGATTGATATTACAGTTCCTAATACAGGCAATGCTGCAGAGATGGCTGTAGCTATTGCAAACCAATTAAATGGAACAAATATCAATGTTAGTCTACAATTCCTTAATGCAAAGATTGGCTCTAAGAGTGGTAGAACTGCTAATTATAATAAAGTGATTGGTGAGATTGCAGATGTTAATTTGCCTAAGAACACTACTCACACTAAGAACAATTGGTTTACAATCAAACTTTCTACTCAAGCAGGAACTAAGAGGAATGAAGTAAGGTATCAGCAATCAGGAGTGCAAACAGTAGATTTGAATGGTAGGACTATTCAGATTAATACTGACAACTTTACTGCTACACAGATAGATCCTGTCACAAAAGAAGAAGTTCCTATCACTGGCGATGAAGAAGTAAACAAACTCTTGGCTGAAGTAAAGGCAGAGCAGCAAGCTGATAAGACTAAACCATTTAAGATTACTGTAGATGGAGAAGTGAGGACTTACGACCCTGTTAAAAAGGAATTTGTAAAGACTTCTCAAGGTACAGGTGTCAATGCAGGGCAGGAATCTCTTAATAAACAAAGAGATGAGAGGAGAGAAAGAAGGAATGAGATTAGGACTTATATTAATGATAACATTAGGAGTCTTAATGTAGCAGGAAGTAATGCTATTATTGATGACATTCTTGAAATTGACCCAACATTAGACACTCAAAAGATTGCTGGATTAATAGAGAAGGCATTTAATAGGAGTCCTGCAGCTGCAAAGTGGCTTATTGAGCACAGTGGATTTAGAAATAAACTTATTACTCTCATTAAAAAGAGCAATATTGGGCAAGAGAATCAGAGCACTTCTAATGTCTCACCTGCTGCAACTACTTCAAGTCAAGAAGAAAATACTTCAGCACAGCAAGTAGCGCAAGGAGCTATTTCCTTCTCTAATGATAGTGCTCAACAGCCTACAAAGCAACAATGGTCAGATACACCTGAGCATAGAGTGCAGAACAGTAAACTTTTGCACAAACAAGATATTCTTGACGTGTATGATGATACAGACGGTGGATTGCAAATAACTATAAAAGCAATAGATGGGTCAGGAAGAACTGCAATAATAGGCTTTAGTAATAGTAAGAAAAAATTTACCCTACAAGTAAATACTCTTCAAGGAGAAGATGCTGTTTATCCATCCAAAGAACAAATAAATAATATGGTAAATTACTATTTACCTAAAGAACTTCAGGATTTCTTTACTTCAGGAGAGTATGAAAAAATTGATGGTGATGCACATGCTCTTCATGAGCAAATGAAAGCAGAAAATCCAAATGTTGATAATAATGAAATCGCATGGGCAATAAATAGAATGCCAAATAAACTTAGAGATACTTTTGGTATTTTTACTATAAGAGAGAGATTTGATGGCACCAAGGAAACAAACGATTTGGAAGACCCTCAAAACTCAAATCTAGATTTGTTCAGACAGGGTGCAAAGCAGTCCCTAGATTCACTTAATCAACAAATAGCAAGAAGTATTCAGCAACAAAGAGATGCTGAGTTAGATATGATTCTTGCAGGAGCCTCTTCAGAAGAAGCTGAAAGAATGAAAAATGGCAAGACACTTACTGATATTGAAAAAGAGGTAAATGAAGCAGGAATTATTAATAGGAGAAATCAAGACTCTTGGAATGCTATCCCAAATGTTATGAAACTGAAGATGGTGAATGAAGGTGTAGGAGTTGTTCTTGAGTATGGCAGTGAGAAAGTAACTCTTGACTATAGAAACTTTGATGACATGAAGGAGAAACTCAAAGAAGCTAATAAGTATGCTAAGAGTGGTTCTCTAATTGTCAGTGAAGGTGCTAAGTATAGAAGGGCTAAGAGCGAAAGGGAAAGAAAGGCAGACATTCAGAAGGAGAGAAGATGGCTTCAGAAGAATCTTCCCATGTTTAATACTGAAGAAAGACTGCATCTGCTTCATGGGCTTTTGGAAATTCCTGGTGAGGAGCACTGGGCATGGGGTAGATTTGAGAAAGGTATTATTACTCTGTCTGATATGGCTGCAAGAGGTACTCTTTACCATGAGGCTTTCCATGCTGTTACTCAGACACTGCTTAGTGATGAGGAGTTGGACAATCTCTATGAAGCTGCAGTAAAGCACTACAAAGAGAAGAATGTGGCTCTTGTAGAAGAACTCCTTGCAGAAGACTTTAGGAAGTATGTACAAAGAGGAGAGACTCCTATCATAGGCCCAATTCTGAAGTTCTTCAGGAGAATCCTGAATGCCATCAGGAATATCAGTGGCTACAGAGCTCCAATCCATCAGTTATTCTACAGGATTAATAATGGCGAATTCAGTGAAAGTATTCCAAGAAATGTTAGAAGTGGCAATGCTTTCTACAGTCTTGCTAAAGATTATTATCTTGATAGAAATGACCCAATGACACAGTATATCATCAATGATGGTATCTCAAGAGGTTTAAGAGGAAGAAATAAAGATGCTATCATTGGAAGATGGGATAGATATGTGAACTATTGGGTTGGTAGAGGATATAGACCTGTGGGACACTGGAATAGTGAAACACATAATTATGATATTAATGGAGTCATGTTGAATAACGATTATATTAAGTGGAAAGAAGCAGAGGAGAGAAAGGAAGCAGAGGAGTATGCTGAAGCATTGAAGAACTACAAAGAAAGACAACAAGCTCTACAAGCAAAAGCAGCGAGAAGAGAGGCAACTCAGTGGAGTAAATTAACTCCAGCACAACAGAACTATCTGATGAATGATGGAATGTCTGAAAGTATATGGGAGAATCTTTCTTTAACTGAGAGAGAGCAATGGATTGATTGTAGAGGATAATCTTTAGTGCTTAAAAATAGCGGCAGGGATATAATAAAACAATATCTCTGTCGTTATTTTTATATGAGTAGATTAGAAACATCTTTAAATATACTAGAGCTTTTCCTAAGACTTAATAGTCCTCCTGAGGTAAAGACAGCAAGATTCTTCTTTGATTATAGAGGAGCTCTTGAGAATGATCCTACTATGGGATATGGTATTATTAAGTTGTATGTAGAAACTCATAATAGTAGCTTTGTGTTAGAATGGAAACATTATTGGGTAGTTATTAATGATGATGTAGACATTGCACACAATGATGCTGCAGAAGCTCTAATAGAAGACGAGGATTACTTAAAAGTTTGGGAAGCAATAGACTTTGACAGAGAATGTTGGAAATGGGAATAAAAAGGGGAGTAACTTGTACTCCCCTTAATTGTTTATTTATAATCTCTTGAATAATACTTGGTACCTGTGTCAAGGTCATCTACAAACTTCTCAATTTGTCTGATTTGAGTCATAGGTGGTAATGGCAATTCCATCCATCTCTTATAGATATGACTATGACCTTCATATCTACCACTCTTGATGAGCTCATCATCATCTGGGAACCAGTTTGCAGGATTAACAGTAGTAAGCATTGCTTGAGCCAAGCTATTACCTGCTGAGAGAACTACCATAGGAGAAGTGATAGTCTTATATCCTTCAGTTAGCATAAGAGGAGAAGGAGTAAGGAATCCTAATTCATGTACTTCTCTGTTAAGCATATACTCAGCAAACTTCATTGCCCAACTTCTATCAGGGTCTTTGATTCCACTACCAAGCATAGTGACTATCAACCACAAAGAGTAGGTCTGAAGAATTTCAGTAAATGCTCTCCTACAGTTTGCTTTATCTTCTTTGCTAAGCTTATCCCACTCAGAAGCGATCTTAAATCCTGACTTCCAAATATCCTTGGCTAGTCTTCCTGCAGTCCTATAATAACCTTCTTCATCTTTGCCAATATCCATAATGGTTCTCTTGCTCTCAAATCTTCTCATCATCTGAGGCACAATCCACTTACGCATTTGTAAAGCAAGCTTACCAATAACAGTTCTATTAGCAGCATTTTGGTCTTCATCATTATAGATACCTGCAATAGTATGATTAATGTGAGCAATCTCCCTTGCAAAGGCAGTAGCACTGAAATCAGAACCATCAAGATTCTTTGTACCAGGTTTAATTCTCATCATCTTATAACCATTCTCATTAGTAATGATTTCCCTTGCATCCCATACAGACATCTCCTTACCATTGACTTTGACTTTTCTTTTCTTAGCCATAGCAATAGCAGTTCTATTGTAAATCCAATGGTCACCCATACCCTGCTGAACAAAAAGCCAGTTCTGCCCAAAGAATCTTCTGAAAATACTTTTCATTTGGACATTATGAACTTTATCTTTAGCATTCTGCCTGACATCAAAGAGTTCATCAAAGAGTGCCAATTCACTCTGCTTTGTTCTACTGGTAAGCTCTGCAAGGAAAGCAGGCATTAATTTACCATATTCTACATCAGCACTAGCAAGTTCCTTAGCTCCAAAGAATTCTCCTGCTGCTGCTTCAATATTCTGCATTCCTACTGCTGTAGCTACGTTGGCAACACCTGCAAGATAGTTACATCCTAAATAAGCCATAGAAGTAAGCTTTTGGAATACACCTATGCGCTTTTGCCAATTAGGGCCTATAACGTCATCTTCTTTAAGATACCTTCCATATACCTGGCATTCAAGATAATCACGAAGTTTCTTTTCAAAGTTTGTATTATTACCTATTTTGATGTTTTTTCTTGTAACCCTGCCAAGAGTATTAATTACCTCTTCCTTAGCTTTAGAACCTACATTTTTAATGAAATCCTTGTTAGCTAAGACATCTACGCCAATTTCAAGGGGATCATAGGTTTTATTAATCTCCTCATAATTGTTAGCCATGTAAGCATAAGACATTAAATCACCAATTACATCAGTAGATAGTTCATCGGGATTCTTCAATCTGTTTGTGTACAGTACAGGAATTGTAAGATATTCCTTACCTGTAAAGTCAGTAAGACCACTGGTTTTCTCTCCCCACAGCTGGTCATCATCTTCAGTGCGATATAATGTACTCTTAATATCTTCCTTGATACTGTCAATAGCTTGTGAGGGATTTGTGGCCGCATCTAAAACTCTCTGAGAGCCGCTTCTTCTTCTCTGTATGGCTCTATAAGTTTCTCTGCGGTCTCTTGGTAGCTTGGCTTCTATTCTCGTCTTATACTCAATAATTTCATCAAGGGTGTCCTTCTGAGCTTGAGTAAGCTTATCATAGTCATGGTTACGATACTTCTCACTAGGGTAGGGAGTACCAAACATATCAAACTCAGCATTCTCCCTATACCAAGCTCTCCTTTCTTCTTGCATATTCCTTGCATCTTCCCCCATAGGATGCTTACCATACTTCTTAGTAAGACCTTCCAACATCTCTTTTTCATCCTTTTTGAATTTTCCATGATTGTATTTAGAGATGTAGTTGCCAGTCTTATGTCCTTCTCCATCCTTCTCAAACATCCATTCAAAGGAAGTAATACCACGCTTTTCAGCATTGTCTCTAATCTTCCATATATCACGAATGCTTTTCATGGTTTTAAGTCTAGCCTTATCCTTAGCATTCTTTACAGCCTTATCAAACATCTGCAGAATGATTGAAGAAGAATTACCCATAGAAGTAAGCCATCTATCAAACTCTGAGATGTCAAAATCCTCTCCTATTAGAACATCCTTAAGAGGTATGATATTGCCATCCTTATCTCTAAGAGGTGACTTATCATAGATAGGAGCAAGATAATCAGAGAAAGCTGCAAGAGCCTGATTCTTAAAGGAAGTAATACAAGACTCATAGATGTCATTTATTTCCTTCCAGAGCTCTCTTAGATTTACTTCCTCACCATTGATAGTAATAACAGCTTCATCCCCAATCTCATCAAGAATCTCATGGAAATCACGGATAAATTCTGCATAGGAGTCAATGGTAGCTTTCAGATGTCTTAGTTGTTTGAAATCATTTGTCTCAAGAGTGCCTGAAATATCAAGAGTTTCCATAGCAGCTTGCAAGTCTGTAAGAGCCCACTTAGCATAAGTATGTACTCCTTCAAGCTTACGAGTATCACTAATAAGAGCTTCAAGTTTAATGATTCTCTTCTTAATATCTTGAGTCATTTCTTTTGGAGCTATCTTACTGCGTTTTCTTTCTACCTCATTAGCATTACGAAGAAGCTGAATCACCTTATCAGTACCCTCTTTAAGCTGATTGAATTTAGCATTGCGTCTTGCCTTGATAAGCTCTTCCTGTTTGATTTTCTTAGTTCCCTGAAGTACTTGTTTGGCAAGGTCACTCATAGAGCTGTCTACATCATTTTTTGCTTTAGTGATAGCATCTGCATCTTTACCCTTGAATAACCTTTTGAGGAAGTTTACAAGACGCTGAACCAAAGTCTTCAAAGATTTTGATTGAGGACTCTCTTCTTCAGTTGAGGTGACGATGGTGGAGGAGTTTTTTAATTTTTCCTGAAGCACCTTTCCAAGAGCCTCTTCTGCCAAAGTCTTTGCAAGAGGAACTTCATTTCCAAAAGTATCATAGTTAGGATTCTCAGAATAATAATTCTTATTAGTCTCGTATTCATCTCCTAGAATCTCTCTTACCAAAGCATCATTATTAGTAAGAGTTCTAAGACTACGCTGAACAAGAGGCTCTTCTCTAAATATTCCTATGAGAAGATGTGCAAACTCCTCAGAAAGTGCTAATTCACCTTCCATACCATTGGCAATGCTAATCAATCCTTTGAAGCCATCAGCTATAGAGGATGCCTTAGAGAAGTCTACTCTACCATTAGTCTGTTCATTAGCTTCAAGTAAATCTACTGTTACTCCTACATCACTCAGGAGCTGCTCAAGAATTTGATTAAGCTGAGTAGCACCATATTGATTACGGAACTCATTGATATTATTAGGAGTCTTCTCTCTAATCTCTACTCTGATTTCCTTATTATCTTCAGAAGATG